CTGGGCCTCGAGGCGGCTCACTCCGACCAGGTCGCCGAGGGCATCCAGGTTATCGCCGCTCGCGTAGGCCAGCAGGTTCTGCCTGCCGGCTTCATCCAGGAGATTGCGGATCAGGATCAACTCGGCCGCAAATGCCATCGCGAAGAGACGCAGCGGATCGCCGGGATACAGGTCGCGCCCGAGGTTCGTCTGAATGCGATCGAGCAGGCCCGCGAGCACCTGATCCGGATCGGTGTCCGCATATGAGATTTCAGGGATGTAGATCATTGCTTCACCTTCTGCGTATTCTGCTTGGTGATGGTGCTCGTGGTCTGCGAGGGCGTCTCGGCCGTTCTCGCGAGCTTCAGCGAGAGGCTCAGGTCCGCGATCATCGTATTGCCCGCGCGGTCGAACTTCTGGGGCCAGGATCCCACGCTCTCTATCAGCCAAAGCGCCCCGGCCGGGCCTTTCGGCTCGCCGCCGATGATCACCGTCACCAGCTCGCCGGCATTGCAATAGCGCGTGGCCAGGCCCACCATCTCCGGGACGTTCGCCCCGAGCTGCTCATTGAGCCGAATCGTGAAGTTCAAGGCGGGCGTCCCCGGCCCGGTCCATTCCAGCACGGGCAGACTGCCGCCCACTTCGTGGCTGCTGATCCGCGCGCTCAGATCCTCCGTGAAATCCGTGAACGTTCGGACCAGCTCGCTGCTGACCTCGAAGACTATTTCGCCAATGCTCCCGATCTGCATTCTGAACTCCGGTCCGGTTCAATCTGAAATCTGCAATCTGAAATCGGGCTTACCCCGCATTCACGTCCGGACTACCCGACGTGAGCACCGCCCCGCATCCTACCGAGTCCCCGATCCTCGCGACCGGCTGCCCTTCCACGTTGACGGAGGGACTGCCGGTGACGATCTCCGTCGTTCCATGCCCTTGCTGCGGGCATTCGTGGAGATCGCCGACTCGAGCGATCGGGATCCCGTTCGCAAAAGAAATGGAGGCCCCGGTTATCACCGTGCCGCCATGATCGCTCGTATCTCCGACTCTCGCTACTCCCGGCATCTAAGCTCCCCATTCTCCCAGGGTGGACTAATTCCGGCTCTCTTCGGGGAGAATTAGTCCACCCCGCTGCTTGTCGACCGGCCGTGTTACAGACCGGTGCGGCTGCCCGTTGTGGGAGTCTATGGCCTTTCACTCCGCAGTCGGCATGCGCCTCGCCCCTTGCCGGCGCATTTGATTTGGCTTTCCCGCAGGTGGAGAAACCCCGCAGGCGGCAGCTCGCTTATGTTGTGTGTGCCAATCAGTTCAAATTGATATTAGCGCCGTTGATATTCACCACCAGCGGCGTGTCAATCGTGATGCCGCCGATCGGATCGTATTCGATGACCGTGCCGTCCGCGAATCGCTGATACCACTTGCCCGTGCCACTCGCCGGCGGCTGATCGGCGTCTGAGTAAATCGTGCCGATGACGAACCAAATCTCCTCCGCGCTCTCCAGGCGCTCGCACAGCACCTGACTCCCGACCGTCGGCATCCAGTAGCCGCAATCTTCCACGCTCCCATGCTGAGCCACCTGCGCCCAATCCGAGAGCAGCCCCTCCGAGTCGTCCGCCGTCAGATCGCTCCAAGTCACCCGGACCAGCGCCTTCTGCGGGTCCACTTCGCTCACTATTCCGACTCGCACGGCCACTCCTCCCGCTCGATCAGCATCCTGGGTAAGAATTCGAGCTGCGCGTGCTCGCCCGCTGTCAGGGATGGTATCATCTCTACGCTCGGGCACGTCCTGAGCTCGACAATCCGAGTTCCATCCAGGCGCATCCAGATCCGATGGACGAAGAGGCATTGTTTTTTGCTCGCCGACTGCATTCAAATCTTCCTCAGGTCCATGCTCGTTGCATACGGCCATAGACTGTGTCTCGGCTCGCCGATCTCGTATCGCCCGTCAATCACCGATCCCCAGCCGGCGATATCCACATTCATCCCCGCGGAGATCCGGACGTCGCCGATGACATCGAGCGAGGCCTCCTGGATGCTTCGATTCGCCCGATCCAGGATGTTCGGCGCAATCCGCTTTGCCTCGGCAATCGAGCCGCACCGGATATTCTTCCGCAGTACCTGGCCGGTCTCGGGCGCGTTCTTCGGAATGTGCGCCACCTGGATCAGCTTCTTCGCCTTCGGATCATGCCAGGAAATGACGATCTTGTTGTAGCCGCCGGTCAGGCTCTCCCTGAAACTGTACCCGAGGACGAAGCCGCCGTTCTTCGTGAATGCTGCGACCGCCGGCGCGCTCTGCCATTCCTCGTCGGGATAGATGATCAGTTTCCCGTTCGTGACCTTCAGCCAGCAGCCCTCGCGCTCGCAGATCTCCGTCAGGAAATCGAGGTCGCTGCGGCTCTTCTGATCAACTCGCGTATAGGTGGGATTATTTCCCGAGAAATCAAGCGTCAGCCCCGCCTTCGACGCAATCGTCTGAGCGATCCCCTGCAAGCTGATCTTCTCCCACGCCCTGGTCTTCTTCTCCGTCCGCAGCGCCGTGGATATCCACGCGCTCACGCCCTTGATGCTCACCGTGTCCGGCGGCCCGGAGTACTCGATCTCGTCAATGCTGAACGTCCCGCACGGCAGCCGCATCGCCTGCCTCTGATCGAGGGCGAAGATGTCAACCGTCAGTTTCGCGCCTTTGTCGGGCGACCAGCTCGTGCGCCATCGGCCGTCATCCCAGAGGCTGATCTGCAGATCGTCCGCCCGGCCCATGCCGTCGGTGTATTCCAGGCCCAGCAGCCACGGAGCTATATCCCTCGTGATGTCAATGCTCTCGTAAAGCACCCTCACGCCGGCGCGCCGCGCCAGGTTCGCCCTGATGTCCCACTCCTCACCCTGATAGGCATTCAGGATCTGCGGCGGTATGAGTCCGCTCGGGCCGACCGCCAGCCCGTCTCCGTTCACATTTCCGCCATCAGCCATCTCTTCCCTCATTCGCTTGCAAAAGCAGCCTCAAACTTATGCCCTTCGCAGGTCAGGAGTGGCTTGACGTCAAACATCTCACGTATGTTGGACGGTAATCTATCCCTCGTCGGCTCTGCTGGCATCCGCAGCCATCGGCAATCCCGGCGCTTCTTGTCCACGATTAGAATGCCCAAGTGCTTATATGCCTCTTCCTGATTTCGCTCGTGGAAACGCGCAGCGCTTCGTTCCGGTAAAGCGATCACGGCATAATCACAGTTAAGGTGATGACATCGGGCTTGACGAGCCGCCCGGAGCGCCTGCCCTACCTTCAGCTCCACCCCATATGTCTGCTGTTTGGTATCGAGAAGCACTAGATCAATATAGCACCCATCAGAGGTGCTGATCTCAGGGAACGCTTTCCAGCCGTGTTCGTGCGCCCAGTCAATCAAGACACGGACCATCTCCCACTCAGGCCCCTTGCCGACATGTCGGTTGCCTCTGAGCATCTCACGCCTTCCACGGCGGGAGCGGACTCGCCCGCTCGACCTCGATGTCCGGGCAAACGATCCCCACGCCGCCGTCGAAGACGGCCACATCCCGATAATCCGGGTTCGCCAGCATCAGGTCCACGCAGTATTTCTCCGATCCATAGACCCGATAGGCGATCATGTCCCACATATCGCCCTGGTTGGTTATGTAAATGTCTTGAGTCGCCATGTCAATCCCTGAACGATCGGCGCTTTCGGTCTCGCTCGTAGCGTTTGAGCTGCTCGACGAATCCGAGGCCCGCCTGCCGCCCGGCTTCTCTCGCCTGAGCCGGAGGCCCGCCCTGGACGTTGATCGTCACGTTGTAAGTCGGCCCCGCTCCCGCGAGAGCCATGCCGCTCGGAGCGATCGCCCCGCGTTGCTTCGGGTAAAATAATTCCGGTCCAGCCTCGCCGACGACATACGGCCGTCCGGCATACACCGGCCCGCCCGCCGCTCGGCCCTTGATCTTCTGATAGGCGCTGATCGCCATGCCGACCGGGCTGCCCTTGAAGATGATGCCGGCGATCTTCTTCATCCAATTCCAGGCGACTTTGAGGACCGATACAATCTTGTCCCAGTGCCTCGCGATCAGTGCGACCACGGCCACGATCGGGATAAAGCGCCCGGCGCCCTCCGTGCCGAACTTGACGAACCACTTCCACGCCCGTCCGAGCGCCAAAATCACCTTGTCCCAATTCTTCACCAGCGCCACGATCCCGCCAATCAGGAGGCCGATCGCCACGATCACCAGCCCTATCGGGTTCGCCGTCAGCGCTACATTCAGCGCGAGCTGAGCGATTGACAGCGCCATCGTGACTGTTCGCCAAACGATCAGCGCCGCCACTATGCCCTTGATGATCGGCCCCAGCCAGCTCCAATTCTTGACGGTGTAGCTTCCGATGCCATAGACCAGTTTCCAGATCGCCTTCAGGGGCGGCCCCGCCTTGCCGAGAGTCGTGATGCCCTTCTGGAGAAGGGCCTGTATCTGCGGAAGGTGATCGCTCAGGTAATTGATTACCTTCTCCTGGACCGGCAGCACCTTGAAGTAAAGCGTCTCGCGGATATCGCCCCAGGCGTTCCTCAGCCGCATTATGCGGCCCTCCGGCGTCTTCGCCATGCGCCTGGCCAGGTTGCCGTAGTTGTCGTTGATGACCTGGATGAGAGTCGCCGTCTTCTGCGATTCAGTCCCGGTTTTGAGGATCTTCTCCTGCGCCTTCGAGAAGCTGATGCCCATGCGCTTCATGGAGCCCACCTGCCCCGTAAACACCTTGCCGAGCTGGTTGGCAGACTGGAACATTTCCTCCTGAGTGACGTTCACGCCGTATTGCGCCACAGCCAGGTTTTGCAGGCTCGGCACCAGCGCCGTCAGGTTCTTCCCCTGAAGCTGGAATGTCCCGAGCTGCGATGCGCCGTAGAGAGTCACCTCGTCGCCGACGGTCGTCACCTGCTGCAGCGCCCTGGCCTGTTTCTTCAATACCTCGGTGTAACCCCGGCCCTTCGCGCCCAGGTTCGTCATGATCTGCTGAACCCGAGTCTCCGCGCGAATCTGAGCGTTGCCGGCCTCGGACAGCGAACGATACGCAGCCGTCAGGCTCTGGATGCTGATGTAGGCCGCCGCTGCGCCGAGCGCCGTCCGAGCCAGCCCACTGCCGAACCACGATTGACCGACCCCGGCTCTGCGAGCGATGGCATTGCTCTGCGCCTGCAGGCGGTTTAGCCCCTTCAGGCTGTTCTGAGTCCGCCCAAGACCCTTCTGGACCGACCCCAGCGCCTTATAGAGGCGGCTGTTGACATATCCATCGAGGACATATTGGATTTCACGCTTCTTTGCCATGTCTGCAGTCCGTTTTGGGGGGTTCCGGATCGCCCCATCGCCCCCTCACCCCATCGCCCCATCGGGGGGCTTCAGTCCCCGTATATCTTCTTCATCAGCACGTTCGTCAGATTGACCTTCGAGACCAACGTTCGGATCGGCATCCGCTCGAACTCGGTCATCGAAGTATGAAGGTGATGAGCGCAGTAGGCGCACCATTCCTCCAGTTCCTCGATCAGCCTATCAGGTCGACGAACGATTCCGCGAAAAAACCCTGCGCGGCCGCCGCGATCCCCACATAATCCCGCGCCCCCAGCTTCAGCACGAATCCCGCCGGCTGATCGGCTGCGCGAGCAAACAGGATCGCGAACAGCAGATAATCCGCCATCAGACCTGCCGCCGGCTGCCCTCGCATGTCGTCCGCCTGCTTCTGAGCCGCGATCACATCCTCGCTGCTCAACTTCTCCATGTCGTAGGTCAATTGCTCGATCTTCGCGCCCTCGAACTCCACCGTCTTCTTCAAAGCGTAAACGCCGAAGGACAGGATCTCCATCTCTCCCGGCGCCGCCGTTATGCTCTTCTCTTTTGCCATGATTGTCTTTGCCTCCCTACTGATTACTGATTGCTGGATCGCCTACGCGATCACCGTTCCCCCGAGCCCGAGGTCCGCCCGGATCTGCGCCGAGTAGTCAACGCCCAGTATCCGGCAGATCCCGTTCATCTTGTCTATCTCGTACAGCTCCTCGCCGCCCTTCACGGCTCGGATGCGCAGCACCTCCAGCTCGATCTTGCCGTCCATCCCTTCGCCGACTTTCAGCGTCCCCAGCTCCGGGCCTCCGCCCATCACTCGAGCGTAGATCACCACGGCCTCGGTGGAGATCATCCCCCCCGCGCCGTCATAGACCTGCTGGCTGGAGCGGCATACGATGTCCATCGCAATCGGCCTCATCAGATGGGCGCACGCCCGCTCGACGGTCCGAAAACTCAGCCCGAGTTTCATAGACTCGTATTGCCCCAGCACCGGCAGCTCCACTTTCCCGCCGCCGGGGATGTCCTGCTCGGCCGTCACCGGGCTCATGCTCGGCAGGGTCACCTCGCCCACGCCCATCAGCCGGCTGTTGCCGAGGTACACCGCGTAGTTATTGACTACAGTCGGTATCCGATTGATTTCATTCGCCACTTGTTCACCTCCAAAAAGTCGGGGCCGATCCGCCATAGCCTTAGCGAAGGCGGGCCGGCCCCATCAAGCCTAGTTGAAAATCGCCTCGTTGCCGCTCACGTCGTACTCGAGGACGATGGTGATCTGCTCGGCAGGCGCCGGCGGAGTCACGTACAGATGCAGCTTCACCTTGCCGTTCGCCAGGTCCGCCGCGGAGTTCTCGTCCGGCAGGAATACGCACTTGCCGGCGTTGATCGCCCCGCGCCCGATCAGCCCGTTCAGCCACTGATTGGCGCTGTCAACCGCCGTCTCGATGGTCCGATGGTTGATCGGATCGTCCAGCTTCTGCCACAGCAACAGCACCATGCTGTTGCCGATCCAGTTCATCATGCGCCGAATCGGAAGGAACGCGTCTTTCACGTCCGTATTGCCGGGGAATGCGCCGGTGCGATTGCCCCAGCACCTCCATCCGTTGAAGTTCATCGCCGTCACGATGCCCTGCTGATTCAGCGCGTCGCCGATCGGGAATGTCATCGTCGGCGAGATTCCGCTCGCGAGGACGACCCCGTTGACGTAGAGCATCTTGTTGCTCGGGGAGACAAACGGAACGTTCCCGTTGTCCGCGTCCGTCGCCGCGATCCGCCCCGCCACGTGATTGCTCAGCCAGTAACTGGTGTCGCCCAGCTTCGCCTTCGGCCAGCAGACCACCATGTATTCGGAGACGTAGTTGTTGGCCGTCTTCCAGGCCGCCACTTCGTCGTAGGAGTCCGCCACGCTGGAGTCCACGTCCACGATGGCCATGCACTTGAAGAGCGAGCTCAATCCCTCGCACTTGCCGGCCATCACGATCCCGACCTCGGGATCCTGCGAGAATCCCGGCGCGAGGATCAGGCCGGGGATGAGCGAATGAAGCGCGTAAACGTCCTCGATGCACTCCATGCCCGTATTCACGCCCCCGACCACGCCGCCGATGATGTCATCGCTGTCGCATGGCGTCTCGCCCATCGCCGTATAGTCCAGGTGCAGCGCGGAATCATCGGCCGGGATCAGCCCGCCCTCGATCCGCGTGATCACGATCTGACCGTCCGAATTGTACGCTGCGAGGTAATCCTCATTCAGCGTGAAGGTCGGATCGTTGTCGCTGTCTTTCACCACCAGCGTCTCGATGTCCGCATCGGCATCCAGCGTGTACTCGCCATCCACCAGCACCGCGTCTGCGTCCGCTACCGGCGTCCCGTGAGTCGTCACGTCCATCACGTTCACGATCACCGCCGGCCCGACGCCGTACAGGCGGAAGAATACGTTCGCGAACTCGCAGAGCGTATACTTCGCCAGCTCCGAGCTGCCGAACTTCTCGACGAAGTCTTCGTAGCTCGTCACCAGCACCGGAACGTTCGTGACCTCGGCACGCACCGACCCGCTGAGGTGGATAGGCGCGACCCCGACCACGAACGGGATCGCCGCCGATATCACCCTCGGCGGGATGATCGACGTCGCCACCTCCTCGATCTGAACTCCATGAAAAATACTCGTCATATTCGTCTCCTATTCCGGGGGTCTTCGGGTCGCCCCATCGCCCCATCGCCCCATCGCTCCTCGGATTTACTACCGGCCGTACCTGGCCGCCACTTCGCGCCAGTCCTTATAGGCCTGGCTGCCCGGCGACTTGGTCGCCTCCATCGTCGTCTTCATCAGGCTCACCGGCACGATCAGCCGCCCAACCGCCGGCGTCTCCTGGACCATCTTCTCGACGAATCCAGGCCTCGGGCCCTTGCCGAAGATCTTCGTCGTGCAAAGCCCCAGCACCGCGGGCCCGCAGTAAATTGCTATCTTATCGCCTACGCGATCCGGACGTCGTGCCTCCGGCCCGCGCTTATCGCTGCTCAATCTCCTTGGCATACTGTCTCCTCTCCGGGGCTCGGTCTCCGCGTCTCCGTGTCCCCGCGTCGGCCCGGCCTACAGCTCGGGCGTCTCCTCGCCGATCGCCGGCATGTACCACGCCGCCGGCATCGTCGCAAACCAATACGGATATGGCTGATCCTCATTGTCGTTCACGGTCCAGGTCAGCGGGAGGACGAGGCGATACTTTCCGTCCACGATGCGATTGCTCAGCAGCCGATGACCGATTCGATCCATCAGGCTGCTCGCCCACTCGTCCGCGGAGTACTCCTCCAGGAACACGCCCAGCGTGATCTCCACATTGCCGATCCGCTGCTCGGCGCCGTCATCCAGGCGCTCCTGCGTCCAGCCGGTGAATCGCACGAACACCGCCGGCATGTGATCGTCATAGTTCGTCGGGTCGATGTAGGTCCGCACGATGCTCAATGGCACCGACTCGCGCTTCTTGTTCTGCAGTCGGATCTCGGACGTCTCCTCGGTCAGAACCGCCAGCACCGCCTGCAGCAAATACTCGCTGCTCGCTCCCGGCCACTTCTCCGGCTTCTCCGGCATGTCCGTCATCGCTCGATCTCCTAGTCTCCCTTCCCCCGCATCAAAGGGGGGAAGGGGCGGGGTTAGGGGGTTCCGGCCTCCGGCTACTCCCACACGCCCCAAACTCCCATTCCGCTCAAATGATCCGCTTCTCCACCGCATCCAGCGCCATATTGATGTTCTTCTCCAGCCGCGCGCCGGCCAGCTCCATCACCGGGTTCGCGACCCGGCCCTGATCCATCATCGACGCCACGCCCGGCCCGAAGAACTTCTCTATCGGCAGCCGAGCACGGCCCTTCCGACCCGCGGCGATCGTCCCGCCTCTGGAGTTTACGATGAACCCGTGCGGTATCCGCGCCGACTTCCCTCGAAGCACCTCCACCGTCAAGCCGCCTGCAGGCCGCCGCCTCGTCGCTCCTCGAGGCCTCACTCGGAAGTCCATCAGGCTCAAAGCCCGCTTCCGCTCGCCGATCACACTCGCCACCAGGTGCGCCGGGCTCGCCTTCTGCCCAATCCTTATCGCCGCCCGAATGTCCTTCTGCTTCGCGGTATATCGCTTCGCCAGGGTGCGGACCGTGTCCGTCTTCATGCCCGTCGCCGTCTTATTCAGCGCCGCGGACATCGCCCTGGGCGCTCCGCCCGCAATGTGCGCCAACTCCCGGATCAGCCGCCTCTCCTGCGCCTCGGTCACTTTGATCGTCAGCATGTCCCCGCGTCCCCGTGTCTCCGCGTCCCCGCGTCAGCTCTGGTAGGCTTCCAGCCTCAGCACGCACATCCCCGCCGATCGCCCGATATCCAATACCTGATACCGATCGCCGTTCACCGAGATCTCGCGCCCGATCTTCGGGGCCATCGGCAGATCACTCAGTCGGCAGTGGAATCGCTTCAGCGCCAGATAGACTCCATCCGCCGGCGAGAGTGTCGGCTGGGTCTCTTCTTCGTCCTCCAGCACGCCCACCACGGCCGCGGCCTCGGAGCCGCCCATCTCCACGGAGTACTCCTCGCCGAATTCATCCGGATTCAGGAAAGTCGAAATATCCGCCGCCAGTTGTTCCTTGAACGTCATCCCTAGCTCCCGAGCATCGGGGGCGAGCATACTTCCGCCCGCCCCCGATGCGGCCCATTGGCCATCACATATGACTCATAGGTCCCATACGACCCATTTCCGGCCTAGCTGCCAGGAAGCAGCTTCGGGTCTACTCCCTCCGGCAGCTCCAGCGTGCCGGAAACTTCGACCAAGGGATTGACCGCCTCCGCTTCCTTCGCCCATTCCTCCTTCGGCGTATGAACCTCCACGCCATCGGGATTCAGGTAGTAGATCCGCTTCGC